CAGTGGGTAACTGGACAACACCCACCACAGCTGGAATTGGTTCAAGCTATTGGGTAAGATGTACGCAAACTTCTAGTTCCGGACCTAGCACCCAATACGGTAACTCAAGAGGAGTTTGGCACCAAATCTCGGGTGCTCCAGTTTTTGGCGTTTCAAAAACAGCAAATGGTTTAAGTACCCGTGTATACACTTTTGAAATTGCTTCTGATAGTGGTGGTTCTAACATTGTTGCAACCGCAACTGGTGTCCAATACAGCATTGAAGTTATTTTCTAAAAATGAATGCGCTGGGTTGTCTTAATACTGTTGTTGTCACTGGCAGGGGCGGCCTCAAAATCGCCATGCATTGTTACGGATTTTTATGGGCTGAGCTGGATTAACGACCCAACGATGCGCCACATGGAGTTGTCTAGGTGGCTGACGACAAACGGGGACAATTGCAGTTCAGCGCAGTTGGTAGGAATTTGGAACAACCTTGCAATGTGGGCGGGGGCTGCGGATAGTGCGGAGTTGAGAGCCAAGGTGTTGTATTACTACGCAAGGGCAATGGAAAGGGAAAAGAAATGATTACCCTAAACAAATGGTATCCGTTAGTTCAACCCACTCACACTGCTAGAGAATTAGCGTTTGACAAGGCAGTGGAGAAAGTTCAGGAAGAATACAGATATGCAATGGAATGTCTTAAACAAGTTAAAAAGACTCAAGATTTGGAAGTGGAACTCTACAACAAGAGAGGCCAACAAAACGCCATTGAACTTGGATCCTTTGAAGACCGCAGACGATTCCAAATTTTTGTATGAGGGCAACATGGAAAACACAACAAGCACCAAAGAAAAACTGACGCTGTATGTGACCCTGATGGTCAGCACCACACTGTGCATTTCTGTGCTGTCAATGGTCTTTGCTTTTATGTTGGGTCTGTGGGCCAAGGAAGTGGACAACGCCGAAATCTTTAAGATGATTAGCCCAGCCTTCTCGACCCTGATTGGCGGCATGATTGGCTTCCTGTCAGGCATCAAACTAATGCAAAACGATGAGGAAAAGAAATGATTGGACTAGACGCACTTTTAAACGTGGGCGGTAAGCTCATTGACAAGCTGATCCCAGACCCAGAGGCCAAGGCCAAGGCGCAATTGGAACTTCAGAAGATGGCGCAAGACGGTGAGCTGGCTAAGATGGCCAACGAAACTGAACTGTACAAGACTGAGCAGAACAACCTGACCCAGCGCGTTCAGGCAGACATGGCAAGTGACTCTTGGCTGTCTAAGAACATCCGCCCCATGACGCTGATTTTCTTGTTGGTTGCCTATTCTGGCTTCGCAATTGCCTCAATCTTTGAGTACGAAACCCGTGGCGCTTACGTTGAATTGCTGGGACAATGGGGCATGCTCGTGATGTCGTTCTACTTCGGTGGACGCACAATGGAAAAGATTGCAGATAGGATTAAGAAATGAATCTGACCGAACACTTTACACTTGAAGAACTGACCCACACAGATCACCGCCTATTGGACAACACGCCAAATGAAGCCGAACTGGAAAACCTCAAACGACTTGCAGCCTTCCTCGAAGACGTCAAATCTGCATTGGGAGGAAGACCTGTTATGGTTAACTCGGCTTTTAGAAGCAAGCAAGTCAATGATGCTGTGGGCAGTAAAGATACTAGCCAGCATCGTATTGGTTGTGCTGTGGACATCCGAGTACCTCAACTGACTCCCGATCAGGTCGTCAAAACTATCATTGATTCGGGTTTACCTTATGACCAAGTTATTCGTGAATTTGATCGCTGGACCCACGTTAGTATCCCTAACACACCAGACGCCAAGCCAAGAAAACAAGCACTGATTATCGACAAGCAAGGCACACGGCTTTATGCTTGATGCGTCCCCTAATTGATGGGAAAATAAGCCATGCCATTACAGAAGATTCTTTTTAAGCCCGGTGTCAATCGGGAGAACACACGGTACACCACTGAAGGCGGCTGGTACGAGTGCGACAAGATTCGTTTTCGTCAGGGTAATCCCGAAGTTATTGGCGGTTGGGAGCAGATTTCTCCCTATACGTTTAATGGTGTGTGCCGATCACTTTGGAATTGGGTGACGCTGGGCTTTTTGAATCTTATTGGTGTTGGCACTAACACCAAGTTCTACATTGAAAAGGGCGGTGAGTACAACGATATTACCCCCATCCGATCAACTGTAACGCTTGGCGCAAACCCATTTACGGCTGACGGCACATTGACGGTTCTGGTTACTTCCGTAGCACATGGCGCTACAACAGGGTCGTTTGTTACTTTTAGCGGGGCTACTGGCACTTATGCTTCAACGTGGAATTCAGAATATCAAATTACAGTTGTCAGCCTTGACTCATACACGATCACAGTACCTTCTGCTATACCTGCTGGTAGTTACGGAGGGTCTGCAGTTGTTGCCGTTTACCAAATCAATGCTGGTCCTGCTTACGCTGTTCCTCTAACCGGCTGGGGTGCTGGCCCTTGGGGTTCTGGTACTTGGGGTACAGGCGGAACAAGCACAAGCGCTTTGCAGTTATGGAGCCAGATTAACTACGGCGAAGACCTTGTATTTGGGCCTCGTGGAGGCGGCATTTATTATTGGGATGCTACAGGCACGGTCACTACTCGCGGGGTTGCGCTTAACACCCTCGGCGGTCCAGTAACATTTACTAACAGCACATCTACGGGAGTGCCAACTGTAGTCACATCTACAGTGCTATTTACAGAAGGTGCGGCGCTTCAATTTGCAGCGAGTAGTTCATTACCCGGCAATATTGTTCTGGGTACTACGTACTATGTGTACCAAGTTGATGGCGCTACTTTTAATCTGCTAGATGCTAACGGCAACGAAGTCAGCACAACATCTACTGGCTCCGGTGTTTATGTGTCTGTGATTGTTGATGCACCGGTTGTTCAAAATACTTTGACTGTGTCCGATGCTTCGCGCTTTGTGATGGTGTTTGGTACAAACGATTACGGTTCTACTGCAATTGACCCAATGCTAATCCGTTGGTCAGGACAGAACGACCCATACAACTGGACGCCAGACGCCACCAATCAGGCGGGCTTTACACGTTTATCACACGGCTCACAAATCATTACCACTGTGCAGGCTCGCCAAGAGATTGTGGTGTTTACTGATTCCAGCGTATATTCACTGCAGTACCTTGGACCACCATACGTATGGGCTTCTCAGCTGCTTGGGGATAACATTTCCATCCTTAGCCCAAATGCGGCAATTATTGCGTCTGGTATTGTGTATTGGATGGGTGTTGACAAGTTCTACGCATACGATGGTCGTATACAAACGCTTAACTGCGATCTGCGTCGTTATATTTTTGGTGACCTAAACCAAGAACAATACCTGCAAGTTTTTGCTGGTACAAACGAAGGCTTCAATGAAATCTGGTGGTTCTACTGCTCCGGCACAAGCTTTACTGTAGACAAGTACGTTGTTTACAACTACCTTGAAAAAATTTGGTATTACGGGTCTTTAGGGCGCACGGCGTGGTTGGATTCTGGACTGCAGTCTTACCCAATTGCGGCCACTTACAACAGCAACCTAGTTAACCACGAAAAAGGCATCAACGACGCTACAACCGTTACAACTGCGCCTATTAATGCGTACATCGCGTCGTCTGAGTTTGACATTGGTGACGGCCACAATTTTGGTTTTGTTTGGCGCATCTTGCCGGACTTGACTTTCCAGAACTCTGTTAGTTCTCCTTCCGGTGCGCCAGCTACTGTGACTATGGAGTTATATGGGTTGACTAACTCAGGCTCAGGCGTAACGAGTGATGCAAGTCAGCCTGTTGCAAAGAGCAGTACCTACAACATTACAGAAGAATTCACTGGGCAGATTTACACACGCTTCCGTGGTCGCCAAATGATCTTCAAGATTAGCTCAAACCAGATTGGCACGGCTTGGCAGCTGGGTGCTCCCCGTATTGACATTAGACCGGACGGTAGACGTTAATGGCTGAACTAAATGTAACCCCACCAAGCTTGCCGTTGGCCCCCGACGAATATGAGCGCAGGTATCAAGATCAGCTAAACAATATCTTGCGTCTGTTTTTTAACCAACTGTCTAACCCCGGCGACATGGGCGGAACTACGTTAAATTTAAATTTAGCTACGCTGCCTACTGATGCGGATTTACCCAACTTACGTTTAGGCGATGTTTACAGAGACACACAAGATGGTGTACAAGCAACAAGCCAAATGCTTCGCATAAAGACGTCAACATGATATTATTGACCAACCCCCATTTTGAGAGGCAACTATGAGCCTACAACTAGCCGCCCAACATTTGGCATCGCAGGGTCGCGGCCCTGATAGCATGCTTATCCATATGTCCCCTAAAGAGGTTGAAAGCCTCCAAGCAATTGCACGGGCGCATGGCGGTTCTCTAAGTGTTAACCCTGAGACAGGTCTTGTTGAGGCTGGGTTTTTGAAGAACCTTCTGCCTATGATTGCAGGTATGGGTATTACTGCTCTCACAGGTGGCGCAGCAGCCCCTTGGATGATCGGTCTTGGGGTAGGTGGTATCCAAGCTGCCCGTACTGGTAGCTTAGAAAAAGGTTTGATGGCAGGTCTTGGCGCATATGGCGGCGCAGGATTAATGGGCGCTGGACAAGCAGCTGCCGGTGCGGTGGATCATATGGGTGCGCAGTCTGCTGCTGCGGCTGGAGATGTCACAGCAGGTATTAAAAATCTACCTATTACTGATCAAATTAAAGGCGCATATGCCGGACTCGGTACAGAAGCTGGGCGTAGCGCTGCGCTTCAAAATTTAGGTGGTGGATTTAACGCTGCTAAAACAACCGCTATGGCAATGTCCCCCGTTTTGATGGATAGCGGAGAAGGATCAGGTGATGCTCCAAAAGACGATGAGCGTTACAACTTCCAATTTAATCCCGGTCGAGTTGCTGACCCTAATGCGGGTTATATGGGAGCTGCTACTGGAGAGCGTAGATACTTTACGCCTTCTTACACTAGACTGCCTAATACTAGAGGTTTAGCTGAAGGCGGTGCTATTCCTTACGACTCTAGCAGCGTAGCGCGTTTTGATGAAGGCGGTTTCACAGATGACCAAAACATGGCGGGCTTACAAGGCGCTGCCAAAATGCATGGTATCCAGCCATTTACCAATCAAAATGCATTTGCCCCAGCCCAAACAAACTATACGCCATTTGGTCAGCCAGCCCCGCAAGCTATGCCTACTGGCAACATCCAGCCTGTAACAGATAACCCCTATTACAAAATGAGCGGGGCATCTGCAGATGCATATAAGTATTTGATGGGGTTGGGTCCAACATCCTCTAGTGCTTCACCAACAGTTGCCACAACTCCTAAATACCAAACTACACCTTCAGTTGGTGGTGTAGAAGGCGGTGGTCCCGGCCCGATTGATGTGCCTGCTGGCCCTACGTTGCCGTATAAACCCAGAGAATTTGAGTTACCACCGGACGAATACTTACCTAGCCCGGATGAAGACTTCCCGTCTACATACCCTGAAATTGATCGTGTTACGGAAGACGAGGAAGCTGAGCGTGAGATTGAAAACGTAACTCAGGACGATGAGTTAGTAAGAGAGATTGAGCAAGATAGGTCTGAGCAGGAGCTTGAAGACGAGCTTGAGGCTGTTCGTGACTACACCGACGTTATTGATCAAGAAGAAGCTGAGCGTGAGATTGAAAACGTAACTCAGGACGATGAGTTAATAAGAGAGATTGAGCAGGATAGGTCTGAGCAGGAGCTTGAAGACGAACTCGGATCTGTTCGTGACTATACCGACGTCATTGATCAAGAAGAACTTGAGCGTGAGATTGCTGCTGTCACAGAGGAAGAAGAACGTCAGACAGAACTCGAACGTGAAATTGAAGAGCAAGAGCTTGAAAGAGAACTCCGACGTGAACGTGATCTTGTAGAGCAAGAGCAAGCCGAGCGCGAAATTGAAAGCGTAACTGAACAAGAAGAAGCTGAACGCGCATCGCAACGGGAAGCTGAAGAGCGGGAGTTGGAAGAGCAGATTACTCGTGAAGAAGAACCCTATGAGCCAGTAATCATCCCCAAAGAGGCTGAGCCGTATACACCTGAGCCTGAGCTAGGCGTACCCAGCCCAGATGAGGACTTCCCATCTACTTACGTTGAGCCTGTTCGTGAGCCTGAGCCTGTTCGTGAGCCTGAGCCTGTTCGTGAGCCTGAGCCACCGTTAACTCGTTCATTAACTCCTACTGAGCCAGAACCTGAGCCTATTGGCCCCCCTATAGCGCCAGAAGAGTTGCCGGAAGAATTTGACCAATATTTGCAGCCAGTACAGCCTGAGCCTGTTCGTGAGCCTGAGCCTGAGCCTGAGCCATACGTGCCAGAGCCTGAGCCTTATGTTGAGCCTGCGCCATATACTGAAGACCCGTTTGCTGAAGAGCCTACGCCTTATGTTCCTGAGCCTGAGCCATACGTGCCCGAGCCTGAGCCTGCGCCTTATGTTCCTGAGCCTACGCCTGAGCCATACGTGCCCGAGGCTGAGCCATACGTGCCAGAGCCTGAGCCTTATGTTCCTGAGCCTGAGCTTCCACCTGAGTATTACGAAGATATACCTGAATATGCTGAGCCACATGACGCCTTGATTGAAGAGATCCTTGGTGGTGGCGGTGGCGGTAGCATGGATAGCCTGCTGGATGCATACAGTGGAGATACCTTTGGCGGCTTTGACGACTTTGACAGCTACGGCTATATGAGTGGAAATGCCAACGGTGGTTTGATGGCTGCGCATCGTTACGCTATGGGCGGTATTAGCCACTTGGGTGGCTACTCTGATGGCGGTCGTTTACTGCGTGGTCCCGGTGATGGCGTGTCTGATAGCATCCCTGCAAGCATTGGCGGACGCCAACCAGCAAGATTAGCTGACGGTGAGTTTGTAGTGCCTGCGCGTATCGTGTCTGAGCTGGGTAATGGTTCAACAGAAGCTGGCGCACGTAAGCTGTATGCCATGATGGACCGTATTCAGGTTGGGCGTAAAAAGTCTATAGGTAAGGGTAACGTGGCTAGAAATACCCGAGCAGATAGGCACTTGCCAGCATGAATATCCAACGTGTAGATATTTCGCATGTCCACCATGTGTGGCCTATGGTTGAGGGTTTTCTATCTTCAGCCCTAGAGTATTCAAAAGGCGACTACACGTTGGAGCAGGTTAAAACATTAGTAGCTATGGGCAACTGGACATTGGTTGTTGCAGTAGATGATAATGGCGTACAAGGCGCGGCTACTGTTGATTTTTTTAATCGTCCAAATGGCCGTGTAGCGTTTATTACGGCTATAGGTGGGCACTTAGTTTCTAGTGCGGATTCTGTTGAGCAACTTAAAAAGTTGTTGGGTTCTTTTGGGGCTACGTGCATTGAAGGTGCTGCGCGTGAGTCAATTGCACGTTTATGGTCAAGGTACGGCTTTGAAGAGAAGTACCGAATTGTAGGAGTAAAGATATGAGCGGTGGTGGCGGCGGCAGCGGAAACGCAACATCTACACAGATTCAAGACGTACCAGAGTGGGCGCGTGGCTATGCTAAGACAGCGCTAGGCCAAGCTGCCACTCTAACGGACATTACACAGAACCCATATCAGGCATATGGGGGAGAGCGAACTGCTCAATTTACCCCACTGCAACAGCAGGCGTATCAAGGCGCTGCGAATATGCAAGCGGGCCCGGGGGCGTTCCAGTCTCAGGTTGGCCAATACATGTCTCCCTACATGCAGAATGTAGTC